AAAATTACAAGATATTAATATCTTTGAGAAAAACAAAAAGAGATTAACACATGCAGTATTTACGGGTAATGCAAAATCGAACAATAATGACGATAAAACCGAGTCGTCGGTTCGAACTTTACACCCTATCATTACTGACAGAGAAAAGGAGAATTTGGCGGCATCAATTATCAAATGCCCCGTTGTCCTAACTACTGTACTAAATTCAATGACAAAACAATTGATGTTTGACTGTGAACCTGCAGTAGAAGAAGTTGTTAAATTCCACGATGCCTTGATTAAAAATCATGGCGTTAGAAGTGGTACAGCTCGCTACAATAAAATACGATTGTATTGTATTGTAATGCTAGAACACCAGAATCCTGGTGAACTTAGCATGGTAGCTGTAGGTAAAGTGGACAGATGACCATCAGCTTTTAATAAGCTGAGGCCCCTTTATTACAACGTACGAGATAAGAAATGTTCTATATCTGATAGGTGTATAAGGTCTATCCTTTACATTAACCGCTTATGTAAGGGCAACTCCAATCCCGATTTAGGAGAAATCCTAAAAGAAAAGGGATTGGATGGAGACTTCTTAACTCGTTATGATAAATATGTTCGTAACGCTGTTAAGAGAACTGAAGGAACTTTTCTTACCAAACCATCCACAAGGGTGGCCTCAATTGGTCCTAACAGAAAGCCGAAATGGCAAACTGCAGACATAGAGGCTTTCGCCTTGATGGATTCGGAATATAACATTCCGTTTAAGATCTTATGTGATGCTACAGGTAACCAAGTCCTTTATAATTATATGAAGGATTTGGCATCTGGTATAGATAAAATGGAAAGGACGCGATTGCGTCACCTTTTAGCTATACCTGATTCAGGTAACAAATGTAGAATAGTAGCCGTTTCCGACTATTGGACTCAAGTCATTTTAGAACCGATCATGCGTGATGTACAATCGTACACACGTGAAAGGTTCAGAGACATAAGCTACAGTGATAATCATGCGAAAGGGTTCGAAAACCTTAAAAGGTATATAAGACCCGGAATCAAATGTTATGATATAACATCATGAACAGATGCATTCCCACATGAGCTACAGTTATGCTTTATGCGCGCCAGATTTGGTGACATAATAGCAAATGCTTGATACTCTTTAGTGGTGACATGTGAGTGAACTATGAAATATTCCAAAAACCCTGTTAAATTTAACAGAGGACAAGGAATGGGTACGAACGGATCATTCGATATAGCTACCGCTACGGATCTTTTCCTTTTGGAAATGATCTATAAGCAAGACTATAAAATGATTCCAGACAAAACAACCTATAATAAGGTTGGTGATGATCTGTGATGTTGGGACCCTGACGATATTATACGTGATACTTACATTAATAAATGTGGTATCGACATCAACACAAACAAAACCAAATTTGCTACGTTAAGTAACAACTGTGGTGAGTTTGTCTCAAGATCCTTAAATTTTGGGATCGATGTCAGTAGAATATCGGCAAACATTTGTAGGTCAGTCGAGAGAAATCCATTGGAAATACCTCAACTGGCAACACATTTATCAGAGAGAGGGTACGATTGTACCTTACCTCTAAGACAAATCTTTAATGACTGTAAAGTCAAAAAGACGATACATAAACAGAACTTAATTAGAACTTTTTGGGTTCTTTGTAAGCTCTACCCAGAACGTAACCTTGATCTATTAGGGAATTCCCTTGAAATAGAATTTGGCGAAGAGATGAATGACGATAAAGTCATTACAGTACTCAAACGTTTTGGTGTAAAAGTTATAGTAGATTCCTTTAATTCGTACCAGATTAAGTTGTTATACGAAAGTATACAACATAAAATGGGTCTTGTATTTGATTCTTGTGCTGGATTTGATAGCTCGTCTCAATTGAGAGCTAGAGCAAATTTAGAACAGATCTGAATATCAGAATCCGAATCCAAAGGGATTGGAATGATGACGTCAGAAGTTCTTCTGGCCGAATCCGCCATCGCAATCGATGGGTTGTACGTTGCCGATGCCTTTGAGTCCACTTGAGAAATTATCGAGTGTCTTAATAAGGTTGATCAGCGCATGACCTTTCGACGACTAGGTGATATATCCCCTCAAATTACGAGGTGGAAGCCTATTGCAACGAGGTTATTTAACTTCATTACAAAAGTTTCGCTAACCGAAGAAGGATCATATGTCCTTACTGAATTGGAAAGTCTTCAAAAAGAAAAGGTTCCTGTAGTAATGCGGGATACTTGTGGATACAATTTAATTTGTATACCAGAGAAGTATTCGATGGAAGACCCTCTATTCGAGGGAGTCCACCGTGACCTGATAGATATCGTGGTCAATCCGCTGGCCAATGAG